ATAATTTTGGCCATTTCGGTTTTCCCGGTTCCTGGAGGACCGGTAATGACCATGTGTTTGTACTCTTTGTTGGAGTCGGCGAACCCTTGAATGAAGTACAACAACTGCTGTAAGATCGATTTCTTGAATGCTTCGTTTCCGATCATGCTGTTGAATGCTTCTAGTTCTGGTTTGATTTTGTGCAAAGCTTGTAAATCGATGTTGTATTCGGTGTCTTCATTGTAAGTGTGCTTTGCCAATACCCGCAGAATGTCTTCAATGGTGTCAAAGGAATCGTCGATCAATTGGTACTTGCTTGGCAAGGGTTTGGGTGACTCCAGGTTTTGCAAAGGATCGATCTCGTGCAAAGTCTGCCACAATACATATGCATTATCGGGTACGCGAACAGATACCGTGTTGTTGCTACTCGACGTTTGCGGTTTAGGATGCGTGTAGTATTGCGACAAATGAAGATTGTATTGTTGTTGAGTGACATGGAAAAGTTCCATCGTGTCTTGTACCGTCATGTTTTTCCGATGTTGGTAGTGATCCAGACACTGGACAAACTTCTTAAATGGATTGGAATTCGGTGGTTTGGAGGGCGAATTCATAGGCGAATTGGATAGCATATATACAGACGATTTATTTGATTTAGGAAATCCTTTTAATAGCTTGTCTTCAACAAATTTATCATTATATTTTAGTAATGAAGACGAAGAAAAACATCTCCAAAAAAAACACAAGAAAAAAATCGCAAAAACAAAAGACCCGAAAATCATCGTCCACTCCGTCTTTTCTTCCTTCCAACCCAGACCATGTGTTCACAGACATTGAGTACAACAGCAACGACGGCATGTTGACCACTGTCTGGGGACCCGCAATGTGGCATTATTTACACACCATGAGTTTCAACTACCCTGTGAAACCAACCCGTTTTGATAAAAAGCACTACCGCGAATTTATGTTGAAATTGCAACATGTGTTGCCGTGTGGAAAATGCCGGAAGAACCTTGTGCAGAATTACAGGAAACTTCCCATCCGCCAATGTGCTATGAAATCGCGGTATACGTTCTCGAAATACATTTACGACTTGCACGAATTGATCAACACCATGTTGGGGAAACGGTCTGGATTGACGTACGAAGATGTACGGGAACGTTACGAGCACTTCCGTTCGCGATGTGGTAAACCAAGCAAAACACAAAAAAGACGGAATAAAAAGGAAAACGGATGTACAGAACCATTGGTAGGTGAAAAGTCCAAATGTGTGATCAACATTGTCCCTAAGAAAGAAAAAACAGAATCGTTTGTAATGGACAAACGTTGCGAGAAGATTCGTACATCTAATCTTTAGGAATTCATTATTATATTATATAAAATTATAGAATGGAACCAGAGAAAGAAACGAAAGAACCAATCCCTTTCTGGGGTGAAGACCCGAATGTATTGATAAATTTCACTTATATTACAGAATTCTATCCAGTCGACACAATGAGTGCATCCCAAAAACTGAACGCAATTACCCGGTCTGTATTGGTACTGACCATTGTTGGATCGTTCTTCACAAATGCATATCGATTGTGGTTCATTGGGTTGTTCACCATCGCAGCAATTTGGTATTTACACCATTACCAAAACAATGTACAAAAAGAAAAAGAAGCCAAAGAAATGTTCACGAACCAGACGGTGGAAGACATCGTGACCCGCAAAGAACTTCCGGTGGACTTGTTTTCGACCCCACAGCCCAACAATCCATTTGGCAATGTGATGTTGACGGATTACGAGCACGCGGAAGACAAGAAACCTGCGCCTCCTGCGTACAATGAGCGTATCAATGCAAAAATCATCGATCAGACGAAAGAAGCCATTTTAGAAAGCAACCCAGAACAACCACACATTACGAACAAACTCTTTTCTGGATTGGACGACGATCTGGCGTTCGAGCAGTCCATGCGCCCCTTCTACACGATGCCTAGCACGACCTTGCCGAATGACCAAACTGCCTTTGCTGAGTTTTGTTATGGCAGCATGGTATCGTGTAAAGAGGGCAATGGATTTGCCTGTGCTCGCAACATGGCGCGTCACACCAACATTTAGGCACATCCAATACCTGCTTGTTTAGGCACATGTCTAGAATGCATATATTCAGAACAGAATCCGAATATAATCCGAACATATTCAGAACATATTCAGAACATAATCCGAATATATTCAGAACATATCCACAATATATTTTGGTAGTGTATATTAATAATGTTATCAACGCAAATGGATTACGTGTTTAACAACTTAGGCCGCATTGGCAACGATGCCACTGATCAATCGCAACAAACCATACAAAACGCCAACCACATGAACGCTGTGTTGACCAATCATTTCAGTGGGCAAGTGTCGGATTCTCATATCCAGTTTGCCACAGCTCATCCAGGTATCATTGTCAATGGTGTCAACGGTGGCGCAGGGATCAATGGAGCCGTAGTAGACAGCGAATCCGCTCTTCGCATGAAAGTCGGTCAGGAGCGTCCCTATGAGAAGTTGGTGTTGCAAGAACGTCCATTTTTGACCGTGCCCTATTTAGGCAAAGGATCAGTCGATCCTACCCTGGAATCGCAATTGATGCAAGGAGAACATGTCCGCGGAAAGAAAAGCGTGTCCACAGTGATGGAACGAAATTTCCACAACATTGCGGATTACCCTCTGCACGAAGGCAAACGCGCAACAGCCAATACCGTCGAAGAAATGGCATTGGACGGATGGGTACGTGGTGGCAAGGCGACTCGTGAAAGTGGCGAGCAATACTTTAGTCAAAAATCAAAACCATCTGATTTAAGTTTTTAAGAAGACCTCATCAAATAAACGACACCCCATTACAACAATATGTATGCATAGTATATATTATGGTAAACCTAAGCGAATCGATGTCTCCTCTCAGTGGCGGAACTACTGAAGGATTGGCCAAGTACGAAAGTGGCATGCCACAAGGCGGTGGTGAAGAAGGCGGCCAAGAAGGAGGCCAAGAAGGCATGCTTCCCAAGATGGACGGTGGTCGTCGTCGCCGAAGACGCAGACGCAGTTCGACCAAACGTCGCGGATCGAAGAAGCGAAGAAGTTCTCGACGCAGACGATCCAGTCGAAGACGAAGACGTTAAATACATAAAAGCCTGGACGTTTGATTTACAATAATACCTTGTTTGATTATTGTAAATAAATATGGAAGCAGGAACCACATCATCATCATCAACAACATCATCATCAACAACATCATCATCAACATCATCGTTTGTCGAATACTACAAAAATTTACCTTCTTATCTATCATACACAAACGACACCGAATACCGTAACAGCATACGCAATGTATTCCAAATGGATACCACGCAAATATGCCCATATGCCGACTTAACAGCGGAAGAAATCGATATGTCGCAAATCGACGATGTTTCCAAAGACGAAATGCAATATGACATGAAAAGTATGGACATTCGGTTGAGTGAATTGTTTGAACTAACAAAAAAGATACCTCTCTTCCAAGACTTGTACACGCGTGCTGCTGCGCGTATGTTTTCGGAAGATCGTTTGATTGGCCAAGTTGTTCTGTGTGCCTACGATAACTTTGCGCTGTATTACAGTGTGATTTGGTTCTTTTTACATGGAGGCGTTCGGTCAGTGGAAATGAGCAATGAATATCAGCGTTTGAGTGCACAATTAAAATAGAGGCCCATACTATAATGGCGGCCACGCGAAACAAGAACACACCTGGAAATTATGCTTTAGAGAAAAACCAGTATATGCGAAGACACGAGGCAATTATGTACACTCACGCTCCACAAGGACAGGCCTTTACACGCAATTTTGCAGGCAATGGGCTCTTGATGGGGCGTATGGCGGGTAGAGATTTAGCGAGCAACGATTGCGATATTGAATCTGCACTGTTGGGAATCGGATCCACCAACTTAGAAGTCCCCAAACCGAAGATCGAGCCAGTTATCCACAAACCAAAGAGCCTGAATGTCATGGATCGTATGCAGATGTTCGTACCTGAACCTTTTGTGCCTGATACAAACCAACGACCGATGTACTTGAATTAATTGTTGTCATCGAAAAAGCATTTAAACTGAATTTCATGATTAATGTATTGTAATCATGAAATTACTGCATGTAACGTTCCATTCTGGGACCACATTGGAGGTCGAATATGCCTTTCAAAAAATAGGCCATGAGGTGACCACGATTCGATTCGAAGACGGAGAAACCGAGGATGACCAGATTTATTTCATCCATTACTATCGGGCAGAGAAGTTTTGGAACAAATACAAAGACTACATTGCGACGTTCGATGGTGTCATTACTTCCGACACATGTCCAATCAGTCGTGCGTTTTTGCAATATGACTACAAAAAACTCTTAATCATTTGGATTTGCAACCGGTTTGATTACTACATGTTTCCAGAGACAGTAGATCCTCTTTACTACAACTTGTTGCGCAGTGTGCGAGAGCGTAAAAACGTATTCATTGTCGGCAATGCACTGTTGGAAGCTTATCACATTGCGTCGAAGAACGTAGACATTAACAACTGTGTGATTCGTCCGATTGGGAAGAACTTTACACCACACGATTTACGGAAAAACCACAATGCACTGACACCACGAAGTGATTTGTTTTTCGTACCCGGGTACTACAACGAAACCAAGTACATGAAAATGTCGGAAAAACTGACTGAGATTGGCATCCCCCATGAACAACGACGGTTCGAGGATCACCAAGAATTGTCCGAATACAAAGCGGTTATCACGCTCCCTTATGCGTGGTCGACCATTGCGTTTTTCGAGCGCATTCAGTTAGGAATGGTCCAGTTTATCCCCAGTATATCATTCTTGAAAGAGTTGTGTAAGAAAGGTGGGTACTTGTTCCAACCGCCGTTTGAGCGAAACAATTTTGAACTGTTGGAAATCTCGGAATGGTACTGTGACGAAAACAAAGATCTCATGGTTTACTTCGATTCGTGGACCGATTTGTTGGCCAAAACTCGGATTACAGATTACCGCGAAATGGGGCAGAAAATCCTCCAATATGCAGAGCGACTGGAACAACAAAGTTTGCAAGGATGGAAAAACATTCTGCTTACGTACAAACATTTGCATCGCACAGTAGATGATGTGGACGCTCCAGTCAACAAGGAGTTACTTGTGACATATGCATACGATACTGACAAAAAAATAAGACACGGAGACAAAAGCGACGGGGGGTATGTGATTGCCAATGAAAACACACGCTACGATTGTTACATATCCTGTGGGATTTCAGACAACGAAAGTTTTACACGCGATTTCTTGCAGCAACATAGCTATTTGAAAAAGGAGGATTGTTATGCATACGATGCATCGATCGATGACTATCCCTGGAAATACACCGAAAACATCACGTTTATCAAGAAATTCATTGGGCCGCAGAACAGCGATACCTACGAAAATCTACACGGACTGATCGAAAAACACAACGACATTTTCTTGTCTATTGACATCGAAGGCGGCGAATACGATTGGTTGTTGTCCTTGTCGGAAGCCCAAATGAATAAATTCGCACAGATCACGATTGAGCTGCATGGGATTGGCAACGGTGTCGATTTTGGTCACACCAAAGAATCGAAAGACAGAAGCATTGAGAAACTCATCACACATCACTACATTGTCCATGCACATGGAAACAACAATGGAGGACGTACTTCTGGGTTGCCGAATGTACTCGAGATAACGTTGTTGCACAAGAAATTTTTCGACAGTCCTCCGCCACGCAATACCGTGTTTTTGCCAATTCGCGGTCTTGATTACGCCAATATGCGCAGCAAAGCAGACATCATTCTAGAGTACCCTTTTTCAGTTCCACACGAAGTACTTGATATCGGAACGAGCAAAACAAGAACAAAAGTGATCCCTTTTAAGACGGGCAAAGTAAAGCCAAAGTTGCATTTCTGCCACAACGACAGGGATGAATTTGTCTATATGTTTATAAACGATGAACTCTATATTACCCGTACAGATTACGATGGTGGGTGGGGACAATATTTGAAAGCCTATTACGTACCGGTTGTCGCCGCCACGTAAACCTACCTCCTACACGTTCAGGGCCCATGATTATAAACTATTTGTACCTTATAACCATGTTTTGTGAATTAGGAGACTGCAACCAAGAACCTTGTCACCACTGTTTCCCTGTGAAGAATTGTTCCAGACAACACGATCATTGCGCGGAACATGGATTTTTGCGAGAAATGCACAACCCGCATCGTGTATTGGTCACTGGGTGTGCAGGGTTTATCGGTTCTCACGTATGCGAAGCGTTGTTGCAACAAGGCAACGAAGTCATTGGGGTTGACAACCTAGATCCCTATTACGACGTGAATGTAAAAAAAGACAATCTTTCCCTGCTACAAACCTACCGTACATTCACATTCGAAAAAGACGACGTATGCAGTACCCGTGCAATTGAGACATGGAAGCCGTGGAAAGTGATTCATTTAGCATCGATGGCGGGGGTTCGCAATTCCATTGAAAATCCGAAGAAATACGTGACGGTAAACATCGAGGGCTTTATTCATGTGTTGGAAGAATGCGTGAAACACCAAGTGTCGCATGTGGTCTATGCCAGTAGCAGTAGTGTTTATGGACTGAACCCGGTCCCATTTCGCGAAGACGATGTCATTGGAACATGTAACAGTCCATATGCCTCCAGCAAAATGGCCATGGAACTCTTTGCGAAAACATACACCCAATTGTACAACATTAGCTGTATTGGACTCCGGTTTTTCACAGTCTATGGTCCGCGTGGACGGCCTGACATGGCTCCCAGTAAATTTATGAAAGCGATCATGGGCGGAACGCCCATTGACAAGTATGGTGACGGGAGTTCTTCGCGGGATTACACCTATGTGGACGACATTGTTGCAGGTGTGTTGGGTGCATGGCGGAACCGACACCACCGAAAATGCGAGGTGTACAATTTAGGAAATTCCAGACCAGTGTCGTTGAATACATTTATCGAGACATGCGAGCGGGTATGTAACAAGAAAGCCATTATCAATGCAAAAGAAAACCAGTTGGGGGATGTACCACACACATATGCGTGTATCGATAAAGCGAAACGTGATTTGGACTATGAGCCCAAAACAAGTTTGGAAGAAGGGTTGACCAGTTGCTATAATTACATGAGTCCAAATGACTCTAACGATGCAAGGTAAGAGTCGCCTATGCATTTCACACTATATTTGGTTTTGATTTGTTCAAGTATGTTTAGTGCATGATACCAAATGTCCGTTTTGTATGTTTCTTTGACGTATGTCAACAACCTCTCGAGTTCATTTTGATGATGGTTATTCATTAAGTACGGATATGAGTTCATAAGTGGTTCTTCCAATATAGTCGCGTCTTTTGTTGTTATGATGACAACTCCTTTCACACATGCTGCCGTAAGTAATTTAGAACCGGGCTTATATTTCATGCGAGTATCGTTTTCTTCTCGAATATTAATGTGCACATTGTAATTCTTAATCTGTTCACTTAAGTTTGAATAGTTATCCATAATGCGGTCAACGCTAGATATATTATACACATACTGTGGTAGTTGGGTATACGTACCAATATAAACAAACTTGAGGTCATTATCTATCCGTGTTTCTGTTTCGAGCGAGTAGTCCCAATGATGTGGCACAACAACACCTTTGTTTGTGACCGTGGAAAAGTCATGGTAGCATTTTTTGTTGGGGAAAATAATTAGGTCTACATTATTTTTGTATTCATTTATTTTTTCCAAAAGAGCATAGTCATCTACAATGTCAACTACTTTCTTACACGCAACATCAGTGGGAAAACATTTAATAAACACTACAATGTCATCCGAATATATTTGTAAGAGAGATAATTCATTCGAATGAACATATACACAACTTTTTTGAGTTGTATCCTGCAAATATTTACCAATCTGATAACCACGACTTTTGAAAGACCCTTCGTGTTTTCTTCCTACAAAAATAATTTTCATTTGTATTGCCTACGTAGCGACAATACTTTATATTCATTTGTATGAACAAGATTATATTGTTTAATTACGAAAACAATATATTCATAAAAAATAGTAACAAGCTATGTCACAAATGCCAAATACAATGTGCGTATGTGTTTCGTATTTCGGAGACCCGAGCAAAATCGACATTCCGGAGAACATTCCGAAGATAGATGACTTCGATTATTTTTTGTTTACCAATGTAAGTGCAGCTGACATTCACGTTCAGCATCCATATACCGTATTTACCATTGATACTGAGAAAGACACCAATGTAAACTATTTACCCACAAATGTACACAGATCGAGGTTTTTCAAGTTCCAGCTTCACAAGGCCCTTCGTCAATACGTCGGGCGTGCGTATGATTTTGTGATGTACGTCGACCACTATATGTACTTGAAACCGGAGAAAGACTGGAAGCATATCCAACAACAAGCCGAAAACCATCATTCGTTGAAAATTGTGCAAAAAAAACACAAAGGGGTTTCGAACACAAACCAAGAAATGGATTACATCGTACAACTGGAAAAAGAAACATGCGCCAATATCGATTCCGCGAAATTGTATTTACGCAATTTGAAAACCAATTACGACCTTTCGAAACCCATTACGTATGTTGAGAACAATATATTCGGCTTCTGTCCACAACATGCCAAAACGTGTGAACACTACGATCTGTTTTGGATGCATTACCTACAACGTGCATACAAAACGTATCGTGACCAACCATTGTGGAATGTGTTGTATGATGCGATATCAAATTCATGCGTCATTATCGAATTTGGTTCTTACTATCAAGGCAAAATCCAACGAGAGTTTTCGCGAGACCGTTACATATCGAGCAATTGATTCAAACGACTGGTCGGCGTTTTCGACTGAAATGTTTTCGGGATCGTATGTTGCGGAAGGTGAGCGTTTTCTTCGTTCGATCGAGAACGGATTGCAACACAAGTTTGACTTCGGGTTCTGTAGCCGTAGGTGTAGATTCCACGGCAGTATTACCTTTTTGTGGTACATCTGGAACGTGTGTCAGTGCGGATTGTAATTGTTCGATGATCCCATCCATTTCGTTCTCACTGTTGACAGGCGGAAGTTCGTCACATGGCTCAAATGTCGTTGTGAGACGATCTGTCATCACGTTGTATTCCCCTGCGTTTGTGACTTCGACTGGCATTCTAATGACGGCATACAAATACTTCATAGACTTTAGTGCAAAATCACAATCTACATTTATTTTGATTTTACGATAATTGATTTACGATAATTGAATGTATCAAAATGTCATTTTTACCGAACGCACTTCCTTCCGAAGACTTTTGCATGCATTGGTAGACAGTTCTTCGCGTTTCTTTCGCGTCTTGGTGCCATCGGATTCGATCGCGGGTTTACGTTTGACGGTATTCAATCGCACGTTCATGTCCTTTTCAATGGAATCGTATTTGTTTTCGATATATTCGATGATTTTGTTCACAAATACCCATTTGAAAAAATGCATCTGCGCAATCGTGGTTTCAAGTTGGTTGTTTTCACGGTAAGGAATCAAGACGCGGTCATGGCGACAATACGCATCGAACAACTGTTTCGAATAACTACTCTCGGTCAATTTGTAGTTTTCCCACACCAAAAAACGTTTGGTATTGTCGTTGTCAACGGGGAGGTCGTAACACGTAAAGTGTTGTTTGGCGAAATTGGTAACAAACCAATAAATGATGCGGATCGATAAGATTTTTGAAGTGTTTTCGATGTAGTATTCGCGATTGATAATTTTTTTGAATTTTTCCAAATAGTCTTGGTTTTGGTAAAAATGAAGTAAATCTTGCAACAACCATTGGTCTTGAGTGTACATGTTGCAATGGGTACGTGTATTGTTTTAAGTCTTTTTTGTGGAAATATCTTTTTATTCTTCTTGTGGTTCCTTTTGCTCAGGTTCGGATTCTGACTCAGTCTCAGTCTCAGTCTCAGTCTCAGACTCAGGTTCTTTGACAGGCTCTGGCTCAGACTCAGGTTCTTTGACAGGCTCAGGCTCAGGCTCAGGCTCTGGTTCTGGCTCAGGCTCAGGCTCAGAATCAGACTTAGGTTCTTTGACAGGCTCAGGCTCAGGTTCTGGTTCAGGTTCAGGTTCAGGTTCGGGTTCTTTGACAGGCTCTGGTTCGGGTTCTTTGACAGGCTCTGGCTCAGGTTCGGGTTCAGGTTCTTTGACAGGTTCTGGCTCAGGTTCGGGTTCTTTGACAGGTTCTGTTTCGGGTTCGGGTTCTTTGGCAGGTTCTGGCTCGGGTTCTTTAACAGACTCAGGGGCCAACGTACTTTCAGGAACAGTCATTTCAGGATCACTGTCTGATTTTTCCAGTTTGATCAATGGCTCACGTGTAGTTCGAGAGAACATTCGTGAAAAAAAAGCGTACATGCTTTGCATCTTTGTTTATATGTTAAGTAAATACTACAAAATCGCTAATCTAACTAACTAATCATTCCTAAAATCATCTACAAAAGGATCGAGTTCCCGGTAGTCTTCTTCATCGGACGAACCGGGGTCTTGTCGATAAACATAATAGTTGTATAACCGCAAAGAACGGTTGCGTGTAGGTTGTGTCACAATGTACTGATCGTCCTCTTCCACAAAGGACGATTGCAATTGGTCTCGTTTGGCAACCGTAGTTTCAAAAGTATGTTTGTGGGGAATTTCCACAGAAAAGCAGTTCTTGCGGCACATGAAGCATTGCATGGGCCGATAACTCTGTTGACTCACCCGAAAGCATTCGGTCAAGCAGCTTGCACAACAAGTATGTTGGCAATTCAATTCGACTTTTTGGCGGTTCGATACATCTTCCATGCACAGAGGACATTCAAAGGTTTCCTTGTCGCATTCTTCTTTGTCTAAAGTGTAGATTGTGATGTTGTTCAAAGGATACAAAGCATCAATGGTTTCAATCGAGTCAGTTGTCGATACCACATCAAATAAATCGGACTGTAAATCTGCCACCGACAAAGGTGGCATGTCGTGGAAGTACTCATCGTCGTAATAGTTTACCTGTTGCATAACTCGAGTGTTGTAGAATGGTGATTGAATGGTGTATGTACGTAAGTGTGCATATGTATATGATTGTATGTCACAGTTGTTCAAACACGATCAATTTTTTACAGATGTTTGTTAACCAGTCATACTCATCATTTTGGAGTTAGATGAGTTGTGAGATTCTTCAAAAAGGGTTGTTAACTAGATTGCATTTAATTACCCTCACTGCCTATACCGGCCATACCATACCATACACAAATTAAAAAACTGAATAAGAAACTTAAAGAGATCACAATGTCCTATTGTATAAATGAAGTGTCACGGAAAAGATCGAAACCTAAATCCCTGTCGTCTGAATGCCCAAGGCGACACACAATTCTGCAAGAACCATCAGTACATGAAAGAATATAGCACAGAACATCTAAATGCGCTAACAATCTGTTCGGGTTGTAAAAAAGCGTTTTTTCATGAAACAAATAAGACATGTGAGTGTTGTTGTTCGCGAGGAAAAACAAATCGTACAGTGCAAAAAAACAAAGTTGTACCGTGTGCACATGAAAAATGCAATTATAAAAAATCGAAAGACAACAAATACTGTAAATTACATCAGATCTATTTATGGGTAGACGAAGTCCACGAATCAGGGCATAGACCATGTACTCAATTTATTCGCGGTTGTCGAGAAATCATTGAAGAAAACTCAATCCACAAGCGATGTGATTCGTGTCGTAGTAAAGAGCGCGAAAAGGACCAAGACAAACGAGACAATGCAAAGCAAGCAAACGCTGAGCAAGCCGAGAATGCTACAACAAAACATTGTACTACTTGTGGCAAAGAGTATCTTTTGGACTCGTTTTCTGGATCTCGCAAGCAAAAAACAATGACATGTAACCACTGTCGAGAAAGGAACAAGGTCCAAGACGAAAAACGAGACAAAGAACATCGTCTAGCAATGAGTCGAGAAAGAGAGACCACCGAAGAACAGAAAAATCGTAAAAAACAATGGAAAAAAGAGAATTGGGATAAAGTTGTGAAAGCATGGAAAAAACAACATGAAAAACAGAAAGTAAACGTTGAATGCCAATACAAAATATACGTGAATTCTGCAAAGTATCGTAACATTGGTTTTTTGTTGACATTAGATGAATTCAAAACCATTACGGCCAATCCATGTAATTTCTGTGGAAAGATCAATGAAACGAGGGGGTTCCACGGTGTAGATCGAAACGATTCTTCTCTTGGTTACACAGTAGAAAATTGTTCTGCTTCCTGTTCCATGTGCAACTACATCAAATGTAAAATGACGAGCGACGTGTTTGTAAAAAGAGTGCAACATATACTTTCACACTCAAAGTACATTGAATACCAGTACAATTATTCCGATTCATTCTCAAACTACACTGGTACGCCTTATGATAGCTATAAACGAAGAGCAGAGAAACGATCACTACCATTTGAAATATCGGAGGAGTTTTTCATGTCGATAACAGGTCAACCGTGTTATTTGTGTGGCAAAAAGACTTCATATAACCATCGGAATGGTATCGATCGGGTGGACAATGCAATGGGTTACACGGAAACCAATAGTAAACCGTGTTGTGGTGGGTGTAATTACATGAAAAATGCGTTTTCACTTGATACTTGGTTTGTGCATTTACAAGCCATTCATCATCATCAGATTTCCACTTTGTAAGATATTCCCATATTGCGTAGCCGATGTAGTAGTCTTGTTTCTTGTATATTTTGATGATAACCAGTAAAAAAAGGGTCCAATCCTAGATTGGCAATTTGGCGTTCGCTTAAGAAAGGCATCAAATGGCCAGCGCCTATACAAATACAAATAGATTGATTGGGATAATTCTTCAATGCATCTATTATGTTGTCGGCCATCAACATTTCACGTTCAATGAGTGTCTTCTCGATAACAATATCATCTATTTCTCGACTAGGGTACATTTGTTGTAATGTATGAAGACAGCTGTTACGAATGACCTCATATGGGATCTTTGATGGAAGTCCACCGAACAGCGCTGCCCTCTTGCGTACATGTTGTTTCATACACTCATTACAATTTTCAAAATCACGTATGTCAAACGAAATGTCCTGTAAAAAGTGGTCATATGACGCGTACCACTCTTCATCGGAAAACGAAGTCATGTATTCTTTTGCAGATGGATAAAAAAGCGAAATGTACAAGAAGAACACCAATACTGCAATCGAATGGTTACCGCCTTCCTTCAATGTAATAAAGGGGACCAAAGACATGGTATAGGTAGAACACAAGACGGTTTCTGGGTACAAAGGATCAAGTGTTTCAAACCCATTGATATTCGCTTGAGTAGATGGGTCGTATTGTTTGCATTCCAACAACAAGACAAACTCTCCTTGTGTGGCACGATCGATCAATGTGCGTTTTTGGGCTTCCCATTGAGGCAAATGAACTTCGGGATAAAAGACAAGCATACTTATTATGATAAAACACATAATAATTATTTAATTAAGTTTAAGGATTGAAGACATTTATGCCCACTCAAGATCAGCCATGTCAGAAACAACTGCAGAAAGGTTACTATAAGCAATCCCGGCCATACCCGACATTACGCGAAGAACGTTGTATGAAAGAGCATAGACACGGACCTTAGCAGTCTTGACACCGGAAACAGTTCCGGAGGAAAGAACAAGTTGAAGGACGGCGTTGTCGATTCTGGAGAAGTTGCATGATCCAGATGGTTGGTGCTCTTCGGGGCGAAGGGCGAAGGAGTACACGTTGATACCAGTATCCGGGGCACGGGTGTGGTGTTGGTATGGTTGAACAACGTCGAAGTAAGATCCTTCACGCTCGGAGAAGCGGTCTTGTCCGTTGAGTTGCAACTTGGCAGTGACAACAGGGTTTTCTCCCCAGCAGTGCATGTCAAGGGCAGTCTCGGCAAGAACGAAGGTTCCGGCATCCGAAACACTGGCACCAGTGGCAGTGGTGCTTCCGAATGGTGCAGTGCCGCTGTGGGCACCACCGGCTGGGATTGTGGTATCAGCTGCACCTCCCATCTCGAAGAGTCCATCCTTGATGAAGTCATCGGTTCCACCAACAGATCCAGGGGATCCGAATGCGTGGATGGCGTTGGGAAGAGCATCGATGGCATCAGTGTAGTTGAATGGCTGAGCACCAAGGGTCTTGTAGAGGGTGTGTCCAGCCTCAAGAGATCCACAGTAGTCAACGTTGGCATCGGGTTGGACAACCCAGATGAGCTCCTTGCACGGGTGGTTGAAGTTGAGCTTGATCTTATTGGATGAAGATCCAACAGATTCGTCACCAGTGAATTGGAGTTGCTCAATCAAGTACTCATGTGGGTTCTGGGCCATCTTGCGGCGCTCATCGGTATCAAGGAAGATGTAGTCGATGTAGAGCGAAGCAGCAACAAGGGATTGTTGGTAGGCTTGCGAAACCTGGACGGCTCCAGATGCCTTGTAAAGGTCATTGACAGCCCACAAGCACTCTCCGATGGGGCGAAGATCAAGGTTGATCTTGACCTCGTGGTATTGGAGGGCAATCAATGGAAGAGCAAGACCAGGGTTCTTGCAGAACCAGAATTGAAGAGGAACGTAAAGGGTGGACTCAGGAAGGGCGTTGCGAGGAGCGCACACTTGGGCAGGTCCTCCCGATGAAGCGCATGGTCCAGCGACAGATGCGAAGTCGGGGTCAGTGATGTAGGTAAGCTGAGTGGTGTGTCCAATCATCTTCCAGTATCCCTTTTGTTGTTCCGAGGACATGGTAAGTTGGTTCCAGATGTGCATCCAGTCACCGTATTGGCGGTCGATGCGTTGGCCTCCAATCTCAACCTCAACTTGGGAGATGAGTTGCTCACCAACATAGTCCAACCAGCGGGCATAGACAGCACCTGAAGCAACGTCTTGGTTGATCTCAGGAAGTGTAACCTGCAAGTACACACGGTATGCAAGGTCACCGTTTCTTGAAAGAACAGCACTGACACGTCGTCCGAAGTCGGCTTGTCCTTGGAAAGTCTGTTCAATACTCTCCATAGCGAAGTTGGTGTGTCTGCGGTAAGACACCTTCCAGTAGGTAATCTCGGGGGTTCCGGTAAGGAAAAGATCTTGTGCGCCATAGGCAACGATTTGCATAAGAGCTCCTGCCATTGTTGTCTAATATATTCTTCCTAAACATTTTAATTTTCCAGAATTGAACAAAAAATAACAAAATGCACTACACTTGTAACAACATTAAATTCACGCTTTTTAATTTGCCCACTACATTCTTCTCGCATCGTTTTTACACAATTAAATACGACTTTTTGTAGAAAAACAAGCCACACAATGCAATTTGTTTCGTTCAATCCAATCCAATCCATTCGACCTCCTTTTCAATATGCTTTTTCCCAAAGAAGATATTAAACACATCGACGAAGAGTACTACAAAAAAATCTATGGAAAAAGAATCAAAAAAAAGAGAACAAAACCAGACCATCGATGAAAAACACACCGATATGATGAATATCTTCCATGTGATCGAACATGAAACCATTCCGAAATTACAAGAACAAAAAACCCAGCTGATTCAAACCCTTCGTGCCATGAAGAACAAAACGTCGGATGCCTACTACGAATACCGCGAACAGTTGGACGACATCAAACAAGAAATCTCTCAGTTAAAGAAACAAAAGAAACAGTACTTGTTGCAGAACTCGAAGTACATCTTCAATTACTACGAAGAAAAGCAAAAAATATCGAGCGGCGAAAACAAGATCGATTCTAACACCATCAATTCGTTCTTCAAGATCAAAGGGACCACGGATGACAGTTCGAATATGAACAGCGACAAATACAAAGCGTCGAAACAGATTTACCAGAACTATTGGAAGAACGTGGATGGCAACATCATCCACTTGCAAGAATACGTCTTGGATTCCGATACGTGTTTGATTTGTAACCAAGGCGAGTTGATCCCCTTGGACGAAGAAGGCGTGTTGATTTGCAACAACGTCAAATGTGGAAAGTTCATGATTCACATTGTGGAGAATCAAAAACCGCTGAACAAAGAAATGCCCAATGAGGTGTCGTACACGGCGTACATTCGTCTGAACCATTTCAAAGAAATCTTGTCGCAGTTCCAAGCGAAAGAAACTACGCGTATTCCGGACGATGTGTTGGAAGACGTACGCAATCGGATCAAGAAAGAACGGAAGAACATCTCGGAAATGAATTACACAGAAATGCGGAACATCTTGAGCATTTTGGGCTACAACAAGTACTTCGAGCATATCCAATACATCAATTCGATCCTGGGGATCAAACCGCCACTGATGGACGAAGAACTGATTGAAACGTTGTGTGTGTTGTTTATTGAGATCCAGCAACCGTGGGCGATTTTCTGTCCCATCAACCGGACGAATTTCTTCAATTACACGTATATATTGTGTCAGTTGTGTGTGTTGTTGGACCAGAAGCAATACTTGCCGTTTATCCCAATGATGAAAGACCGGATCAAACAGCTGGAGCAAGATATGATTTGGAAGAAAGTGTGCGATTACTTGGACTGGGAGTATTTCCCAACGGTTTGATGATCATAATTTTACAACGCAAAAATATGATAATTTTATACACTTATATATGTATGAATTAGTTAATTAATTAATGAGTTTACTTGGGGTACATGGCGGCGGGGAATTGGACCAAGTTGGCACCAATACCGAATCCAGCACCTCCACGTGCACTCGAGGCCATGGATGGCACGAACACATCAAGCACACTGAATGTGGCAGCAGCAGCCAAGGCAATGATGACCACTTCCTCGATCTTCAATGCCTTTTGTGGGATCACAAAGGCAGCAATGGCAACCATGATACCTTCGACGAGGTACTTGATGGCACGCTTCACGAATTCGCTAAAGTCAAACATGTCGTTCATTTGAATTATATATTAAACCCCACAAAAAAATATTGACTGAAAACAACTTAAATCGAATAATGAAAAATGGCTAAAGATGGCAACCCCTACCAAAACCTCCAAGAGTTTTGAACAGAAAATGACCAAAGACGGCAAGCTCAACCCTAAATACGTGGACCTTCTCAGTGAAGATCCCGTGATCTCCAACCAACAGTACGGTTGTTATTCGTTCGTTTCCCCGGAAAAGATCATCAAGCAAAAGAACATCTTCATGTTTGAGAAGTTCGTAAAACAATGGGAATACACCAAAGCAGTGACCATGTTTTCGGACTACACGCAATTCGTTGCCCACAAGTACAACATCGATCCGGAAAAACTCGCCTCCGATTTCGTGGAATTTGTTCGCGAAGAAGAAAACGTCCTAAAACGCGAGGATGTCACCAGTGATTTCAATTTCTTCATGGACAAGAACGAGGCCAAAC